CTTAAAAGGGTAATTATATGCCGATATATTAATATTAAATTTATATTTTTATTACTTGCGTTGGTTTAAAAGTATTGAATTTATTGAATGTTTGCCATTTCTTGCACAAATAAAAAAGGTTTATTATATGTGAGATAATTTAGAATCATTCTAAACAATGGCCAAATTTCCAGTAATGCTTAGTTATCGGAAAAATTAGTAACGGTAATTCATAAGTTATCGTTAGTAATAATTTAACGTTTTTTGGTTCTTGCTAAAAAATCTGGGGGGTTTTGAGCGACCGGCGTCCCTTTTTTGCCGACCGGCGTTTGATAAAAATAAATGGGTGGTATATACAAATAAAATGGACGATTACATATTAAAAACAATAATCTTTATTATGAAAGACACTAAAACCAATCAACCGGTTGTAGTTTCACATTTTCAAGGTTTCAAAGACGATTCGGAAGCTAAAGATTTTTCAGAATTTTTAAAAGATCAATTTATGCAACAAGAAGACTTTTACCCTAATACAACATTACATTAGGGGGGTTTTGTTTTAAAATGAAACAAATTGTAATCCCATACTCACCTAGGGAAATCCAAAAATTTTTGCATCAAAAATGCGATATGAACCGATTTAATGTTGTGATTGTTCATAGAAGAGGCGGTAAAACCGTTTTTGCTATAAACCATTTAATCAAGGCGGCCTTGACAAACAAAAACCCCTATCCAAGATACGCCTTTATTTCGCCATATAGATTGCAAGGAAAAAGTACCGCTTGGGACTATCTAAAACAATTTTCTTCTGCGATTCCAGGTACTAAGTTCAACGAATCAGAACTAAGGGTAGATTTTTCGGTCAACAATAGCCGTATTCAAATTATTGGAGCGGAAAATAGTTCGGCTATTAGGGGACAATACTTTGACGGTATTATTGTGGACGAAACACAAAATATTAGCCCTGATTTATTTGATACGATACTAAGGCCTTGCTTATCCGACCGTAGGGGTTTTGCTATTTTTATCGGTACGCCAATGGGTCGTAATTGGTTTTTTGATTTACATGAAAAAGCTAAGACACAAAAGGATTGGTTCACATGCGTATTTAAAGCTAGTCAAACAAGTATAATACCAAAGGAAGAATTAGAGGCGGCCAAACTTGCGATGTCGCCGGAATCCTACGATCAAGAATTTGAATGTTCATTCCAAGCCGGAATTAGCGGTTCTTATTTTGGCAATATAATTGAAGAACTTGAAAAGGAAGATAAGATAAAAGACTTTGAAATAGACGAAAATTTACCGGTCGAAACTTGGTGGGATTTGGGCATGAATGACTCCACCGTAATTATATTTGCCCAAAGGCGTAGCAACGGTGAAATTAGGATTGTGGATTGTTACGAAAATTCTAGTGAGGGATTAGAGCATTATTTTAATGTTATAGACGATAAACCCTACACTTATTCAAAACATATCGCCCCCCATGATATTAGGGTAAGGGAAATAGGAACTAATAAATCAAGATGGGAAACCGCAAGGGAGATGGGAATGGAATTTGAAATAGCACCTAAACTATCTATTGAAGACGGTATTGAACAAGTTAGACGTCTTTTGCCAAAATGTTATTTTCATAAAAGTAATTGCAAAAAATTAGTAGAAGCGTTAAAAAGCTACTGTAAACGATGGGATGAAAAAAATAATTGTTTTAGGAACAAACCCCTACACAACTGGGCATCACATTTTTGCGATAGTTTCAGATACGGTGCTATAACCGAACCGATTGAAAGAAGTAATTGGCAAAAACCAATTAGCGTCAATACAAGTTACATAGTTTAATATGGCAAAAAAAGATAAAGAAATTCAAGACATAGAATTACAAGGTATATTAGGAAGCCAAATAAGAAATTCCATAGGCTACTTAGGTGGAGAACTTTCTTCGCAAAGAAGAAAATCTATTGAATATTATTTAGGCGATAAACTTGGAACGGAAATAGACGGACGTTCACAAGTAGTATCAACGGACGTTTCCGATACGGTAGAAAGTATCTTGCCAAACCTACTTAGGGTTTTTACGGCTTCCGATAAGGTTGTGCGTTGCGATCCGGTTACGGCCGAAGACGTTGCGTTGAGCGAACAAGCTACCGCATATTTAAATCATGTGTTCTACAAACAAAATGATGGTTTTTCATTGTTATATAATTTTTTCAAAGATGCCTTAATTGAAAAAAATGGTTTCTTAAAAGTTTATTGGGACGAAAGCGAAACAATAGAACATGAAACTTATAGAAATTTAACACCGGCTGAAAAAGAAGCGTTAAACGATACCAAAGATGAAATAGAAGTTGTTGAAGAAGAAGTATTGGTTGACGAAGTTGTTAAAGAACAACAAAAAATGGCAAAGGAACAAGCCGAAGCACAAGGTATAGATATTTCAAATGTAGAGTTTCCAGATCCGGTTTTATATAATTGCAAAATTAAAAGAATTAGAAAGAAAGGCCAAGTAAAAATTGAAAGTGTTCCGCCGGAAGAATTTTTAATTGAAAGAAAAGCTAAAACTATAAAAGATTCTGATTTTGTTGCCCACAAAGTTTATATGTCAAGAAGCCAATTAATTGAAATGGGTTTTGACGAAGAAACAATAAATAATTTACCGGCTTCACAAGACCAAAATTTTAATACCGAAGACGTAGCAAGAACAAGAAACATAGAAAGTTATAATTTAGATACGCCTACGGATAAATCTACGGAAAAAATCCAAGTATTTGAAACTTACATTAGATACGATTATGATAATGACGGTATTGCCGAACTTAGAAAAGTAATTTGTGCCGGAGAAGACGGACATTTTATTTTAGAAAATATGCCATGCGATAATGTTCCGTTTGTTACGATAACACCAATACCGATGCCGCATAGATTTTACGGAAGAAGTATTTCGGAATTAGTAGAAGACATTCAATTAATGAAATCTACTGTTATGCGTCAACTTTTAGATAATATGTATCTTACAAATAATAATAGGGTTGCCATAATGGACGGAATGGTCAATATGGACGATTTATTGACTACTAGACCAGGCGGTGTTGTTAGAACTAAACAACCACCAAACCAAGTTATGCAGCCATTACAAGCTCAACCAATTTCACAACAAGCCTTTCCTTTATTGTCATACCTTGATAGTGTTAGAGAAGTAAGGACAGGGATTTCTAAACAAGTTCAAGGATTAGACCCCAATACCTTAAATGCTAAAACCGCAACAGGTGTTAATGCGTTAATGACACAAACGCAAATGAGGTCGGAATTGATAGCAAGAGTATTTGCTGAAACCGGCGTAAAAGATTTATTTAGAAAAATTTTTGAATTGATGGTTAAATATCAAGACAAACAACAAATCGTTGAAATGAATAATACTTATATTCCGGTTAAACCTACGGAATGGAAAGACAAATTCAATATAAATATTGTTGTTGGACTTGGTACAGGTTCAAAAGAACAACAAATAATGATGTTAAACAACATTTTAGAAAGACAATTACAAGCATTTAATCTTCAAGGCGGTAAAGAAATGCCAATGGTGACTTTGAAGAATATGTATAACACATTATCTAACATAATTGAAAACGCAGGACTTAAAAATGTGGACGCTTACTTTGTAAATCCTGATATTGGCAAACAACAAATGCCACCACCACAACCACCACCGTTGACACCTATTGAAAAAATAGAATTTACTAGAATTGAATCGGAAGAAAAACGTAAAATTGCCGAACTTGAATTAGAAAGACAAGAATTAATGCAAAAAAATCAAGAAATGCAATTAGATTTTGAAACTAAAATGAAAGAAATGGCATTGAAGTACAATACACAAATTGATACGGCAAAAATAAAAGCAGATGCCGATTTAGATAAATTAATGGTAGCCGGAAATAGCAAGATACTTGAACAAGCCCAAAAATCTGCTAAAGTGCTATCGCAGCAAGTACAAGGATTAAATGGAAACGAAAGACCAGTCGCTCAGGGAAGAGGAAGTCAGCCGATCTCACCAAGCGAAACAAATACTGGAGAATAAACTTTTTCAAGAGTCAATAGACGAACTTAAAAAAATTTATTCTGAAGCATTGTTGGATAAAACAGGTGCTAAAGAAAGCGATACTAGGGAAAAACTCTGGATTGCTTATAATGTTGTTAGCAAAGTAGAACAACATTTAAAAACTATTCTTGAAACCGGTAAATTGGCGGAAAAACAATTAGAAATTTTTCGCAAAACCGAAAAAGAAAAAAAATTTTAACCAAATAAGGTTAAAATAAGCCAAGTCATAAGACAGCTTAACAATAGGAGATGACTTTATGTCAGATACAAACCCATTACTGAATAATTTTTCAGTACAAGGTGCTGCAAAATCTATTGAGGGAATATTAGACCCTAATACGGCAACTATTAAACCTCAACAAGAAGCAACGCCTGTTGAATCAAAAGAACCGGAAGCGAAAGCCGAAGATAATCAAGAAGTTCAACAACAACCAGAAGCTCAACAAGAAGAAATTCAAGAAGCTCCTGTAGAACAAGAAGCTCCAGTAGAAAATGCTATTGAAGAACAAGAAACCGATCTACACCAAGTAATCGTAAATGGTGAAAGGATTGATGTTGACCTTGAAGAATTAAAAGCAGGTTATCAAAAGGATGCCGATTACAGACGAAAAACAGAAGAATTAGCTTTATCAAAAAGAGAGCTAAAGTCGGAAGAAGATCGTTTGAAAAACCAGTATTCAACTAAGTTAGACGATTTAAATTCGCTAGTGTTGACTTTGAATGCTGAAATAAACAACGATATGAGTTCTAAGGAACTTGACCAATTATGGGAAGAAGACCCAACCGAAGCGGCAAAGATAGACCGTAAGATTCGTAGAAGAAGAGATACTATCGCTTCTGCACAACGAAAATTAAAGGAACATCAAACTGCACAATTTAATAATGCGGTTGCGGAAGAAAAGAAAAGGATAAGTTTAAAATATCCTGAACTTTACGACCCAGTTAAAGGCCATGCTCTTAGACAAAATATGACGAATTATTTATTGGGCAAAGGATTTAATCAAACCGAAATAAGTTCAATTTATGATTCAAGACAGTTTGATATTATAGTTGAAGCTATGAACTATCAAAATAACAAAAAGTTGAAACCAACTTTAGTTAATAAAAAAGTCAAACCGTCTAAAGTTGTTAAATCAGGCGTAAAAGCAACAAAAGAAGAACTAAATTCTCAAGCTAGGTTGAATAAATTTAATTCGTTGAAGAAATCTGGAAGCCCTAAAGACGCTACCGATTTACTTCTTCGTTACATTTAACAACTTAACAAATAGGAGAAGAAAATGGCTGTATTTCAAACTTACCAAACAGTCGGCATAAGAGAAGATTTGGCGGACATCATTTATTCGATTTCCCCAACTGAAACACCTTTTATGTCTGGGATTGCTAAAGAAAAAGCAACCAACACAACTCACCAATGGCAAACAGATGCTTTAGCAGCAGTTGCTGCAAACGCAGCCGTTGAGGGAGCTGATATTACTTACGGAACAATGTCAGCAACAACTAAAGAAGAAAACCACACTCAAATTTCAACAAAAGGTGTGCAAGTTTCTGGAACAAACGAAGCAGTTACTTCAGCTGGTAGAGCTAACGAATTAGCTTATCAAGTTGCAAAAGCAGCAAAAGAATTAAAAAGAGATATGGAAACAGCTCTTTTATCTAATGTTGCAAAAGCTGCAGGTGACGCAACAACTGCTAGAAAATTAGGCGGTTGCCAAACTTGGATTGAAACTAATGTTGACGCTGGATCTGGTGGATCAGGTGCCGGAAACGGTGCTATCAGAACAGATGGTACTCAAAGAGCTTTTACTGAAGATCAGTTAAAAGGCGTTTTGAGAAGTTGTTTTAACGAAGGTGGAAACCCTAATATGATTATGGTTGGTGCTTTCAATAAACAAAAACTATCTGGATTTACAGGTGGTTCAACTAGATTTGATTCTGCTGAAGATAGAAGATTAATTACTTCTATTGATGTGTACGAATCAGATTTTGGTACGCTTCAAGTTGCCCCTAACAGATTTATTAGAGGTGCTAATAGTACGGCTGCTAAAAAAGGCCAAGACGCATTAGTTCTTGAAATGGATATGTGGGCTGTTGCTTTCCTAAGAGATTTTGCTCTACAAACTCCTGCACAAACAAAAGATGCAGATCAGAGATTTTTAGTTGCAGAATATACTCTTGTGGCAAGAAACGAAAAAGCAAACGGATTAGTTACAGACTTAACTACTTCATAATAATAAAATTGTGTGGGGTGTAACCTTGCATTGAATACGCCCCATGCAATCAACCCAATGTTGAAGTCTTAAAAAGGTTATAGACGGAACAACAACGGAGTAAAAAATGAGAACTTTAAACGATTATTTTTTAACTGCTGAAATAGAAGATATATCAACTGCTTCTTCTACATTTGTTGCAGTACCGGACGGTGGTAAAATTGTAAAAATTATTACCGCTTTACAAGGTGCAATATCTGGAGGAAACGCAGCTATATCTTTTGAAATAGGCGGAACAGCTGTAACCAATGGTGGTATAACAGTTGCTCACTCAGGTTCGGCTGCTGGAACTGTAGATAGTTCTACACCAACAGCATTGAATAGAGTTGAAGAAGATGGAACTATTGAAATGATTACAGACGGTGGTTCTACTGGAAGTAAAAAATTACTTGTTACATTCGTTATAAGAAGATAATAAGTTTATGGGGGGATCTTGCCTAGCGGTACTTCCCCCCTACAATAATTAAGGAGAAAATATGAGTTATAATTATGCGTTAAGACCTGGAACTACACAGAAACTTAATACAAATAATTCTTCAACGGCTTCTTCTGCATTTGGTGCACAAACCGAATATATAAGAATAGTTGGAGATGCGAATTGTCATTTTGTTTTAGGTGCTTCCCCAACGGCAAGTGCAACATCTGCTTTGCTACCATCTGGAGAAGTTGAAGTATTAAAAGTTTCACCTGGCGAAAAGATTGCAGTATTTCATGGATCATCTACGAATGTATATGTTACTGAAATGAGTGCGTAGTGGCCAAAAGAAAGTTTGTTCATTTTGTACCTAGACCAAAACCAAAAAAAAGACCTGGTAGGCACAAAAAAGATTTAAACAAACATGAAAAAAGAAACAAAAAACTACTAAGATACAAAGGTCAAGGAAGATGAAAAAAGATGTTCAAATAGACGGATTAAAAAAAGAAACTATTCTATTAGACGATCAAGACAAACAAATCGTAGTAAAAGAAGAAGTTAATATAGATTCACATGTTAAACATAATAAAAATCTTTATAATCTTAATGACGGTTATTCTAAAAGTAGAGATTTAAAAAGAGTTGCTTCTATACCAACTTTAGCTTTACAAGTTTGGGCTAATGAGTACAATGGTACTAATAATTGGTTCGCTTTACCAAAAGAAGTACAAAAACAAATTATGAAAAAAAAATTAAATAGTAGTGAATTTAAGTATTTTAGAACTGCGGAGGGTAGATTGTAATGGCATTATCAAGTTATTCAGAATTAAAAACGGCTATTGCTAATTGGTTAAATAGAAGTGATTTAACTTCAGAAATTTCCGAAGATTTTGTTGTTTTAACAGAAGCCGATTTTAATTCTAAATTAAGAATAAGAAAAATGGTTGCACAAACAACTATTACTATTGATTCGGAAACGGAATCTATACCATCAGATTTTTTACAAGTAAGGGATTTTTATATTTTAAACGGCGGAATTAAGTATGCTTTGAAATATATTACACCTGCACAAATGGATCAGATTAAAGGTGGTTCAAGTTCAGGGCAACCCTCTACCTATACAATACTTGGCGATACTTTTAGATTTGCCCCTACACCTTCTTCGGCATACACAGGATATTTAAATTATTATCAAAGATTTTCAGCATTATCCGATTCAAACACTTCTAATTTTATTTTAACCAACCACCCTGCAATTTATTTATATGGTTCTTTGTATCATGCGGCTAACTTTTTAGGAGGTGTTGACCCACAAAGATTACAACAATGGCAAAGAATGTATGAAACGGCGATGGAAAGACTAGAAAGAAACGATAGAGAAGATCAATATGGTTCTGCACCATTACAACAAAGATCAGATGTAACCGTAGCCGGTTCTTTTAATGATAATTTTATTGCGGTAAGTAACAACAACCAATAGGAGTAAAATGCAAATACCTTTTGGCGAATGGCTTCCAGACCAACCGGAATATTTAAATCCAGGTGCAAACGTAGCTAACAATGTTTATTTTGCTCAAACTTCTTATAAAAGATTTCCATCATTAGTAAATTATTCTTCTAACAATATAGGTGCAAACAGTAGAGGTGCCGGTTCATTTAGAGATAATTCTAACAATGTATTTAATTTTGTAGCTAAGAATACCGATATATACCAACTAGACGGCGGAACATTTACTTCAAGAAAAAGTAGTTTAACAGGTGGCGATACAGATTATTTTACTTTTACACAATTTGGCCAATATGTAGTTGCTAGTAACGGTAAAGATGCAGCACAATATTATTTAATGGGTACTTCAACTAACTTTGCTAACTTATCTTCTATTGCAACTTCTGGAACCGTACCGGTATTTAAAGTTTCAGGTGTCGTAAGGGATTTTTTCGTTACAGGTAATCACACAAATAATTCTAATCGTATTCAATGGTCTGGAATAAATGATTTATCAACTTGGCAATCTGGTACAAAACAGTCGGATTTACAAGATTTACCAGGCTCCGGTGGACAAATAGTTCATATAACATCTGGAGAGATTGGTTATGTGTTCAGACAAAATCAAATAATTCGTATGGACTATGTAGGGGGTGCTACTGTGTTCAGATTATCTGTTATTTCGCCAAATAGAGGTGCCGTATTAGGTAGAACCGTATGTCAAGATAATCGTAGAGTGTTTTTCTACGCTGACGATGGATTTTTTGAAATAAATGGTGATCAAATAATTCCTATTGGTGCAGAAAAGGTAAATAGATTTTTTGACGTAGATTTAAACAAAGCATATACCGATAGAATTTGTGCGGCGGTTGACCCATTTAATCAACTTGCTATGTGGTTATATCCGTCCGCTAGTAATACGGCTAACACTACCGGTATTTGTGATAAAGTAATTATTTATAATTATGCTACGCAAAAATGGTCAACGGCAGACGCTAATGCTAGTACAATATTTTCACAATTTGTAGGTGCATATACCGTTGAACTTATGGATATTATTTCGGAAAACTTAGATTCTATTAATATTGCTTTGGATACTGACTTTTGGAATGGCGGACAATTATATTTAGGGGCAATAGATAATAATTTTAAAGCAGCTATTTTTTCCGGTACTGAAAATCAAGGAACAATAGAAACAAGGGAAATGGAGTTGTTTCCAGGTCATAGAAGTAGTATTACCAATGTAAGGCCTATTGTTGACGCAACTTCAACCGTAACAATAAAAAGTAGGGAAAGATTAGCCGATAATGTTACAGAATCGTCTTCTTCAAGTATGGTTACAAGTGGGGACAATCCTGTAAGACAATCTGGAAGATATTTTAAAATTAAAGTTACAACACCTGCCGGTTCTGTTTGGAAACATGCACAAGGCGTTGATGTAATTGCAACAAGAATTGGATTGAGATGACGGAAAAAACTGATATAGATAATGTTAGATATAGTTTTGAAACTCAAGAGTTCTTTCAAAGACAAATTGAAGAAGCTATCAATACTTTAATAAATGATAGAAACAAAGAAAGCGATAAGGCTTTCGCATGGTTTTTAGGAGATTAGATGCCAACTAATATAAAAGATTATTCAACAACACAAGCAAACAACACTTCATTAAATAGTATATCTACCGCAGAGGGTATGCTTCCTAGTAATTTAAATAATGCAATTAGAGCATTAATGAAAAATACTAGAGATTGGTTTAATGATTCGCAGTGGGTAGAATATGGAGATGGGGACGCTAGTTATACTGCAGCTTATGCTTCGGCAACTTCTTTTACAATAGCCGGTGTCAACGTAACTTCGGTCTATCATGCCGGAAGAAGAATAAAACTAACGGCCACAACGCCTGGAACTATTTACGGTACGATTGCTAGTTCTTCTTTTTCAACAAATACTACGGTCAATGTAACTTGGGATAGCGGTTCACTTGCTAATGAAACGATAGATAATGTTTATATTGGTGCTTTATCAAAAACTAATTCTTCAATACCGGAAGGTGTAATTTCAACTTCTTCACTTGCAGACGGTTCAGTAACAACTGCTAAAATAGCAGCGGACGCTGTTGATGGAACTAAGATAGCGGACGATAGTATAAATTCAGAACATTATGTTGATGGAAGTATTGATACAGCACACATAGCAGATTCACAAATTACTACAGCTAAAATTGCAGATAGCAACGTAACAACAGCAAAGGTTGCGGCTGATGCAATAGACGGAACAAAAATAGCAGATGATTCTATAAATTCAGAACATTACGTTGACGGTTCTATTGATACAGCACATATTGCAGATAGCCAAATTACGTCAGCAAAAATAGCTGATAGTGCAATAACATCAGCAAAAATAAATGACGGTGCTATTGTAAATGCAGATATAAACGCAAGTGCAGCTATTGATGCAACTAAAATACATGACGGAACTATTTCAAATACTGAATTTGGTTATTTAAATGGTGTAAGTTCTAATATTCAAGATCAATTAGATGCAAAAGGAGCTTCTAATGCTAATCTAACGGCAATCGGAAATCTAGCTACTACGGACGGTAACTTTATCGTAGGAAGTGGCTCAACATGGGTTGCAGAAACAGGTTCAACGGCTAGGGCTTCTTTAGGACTTGGAACTATATCAACACAAGCGGCTAATAGTGTATCAATATCAGGTGGAACAATTACCGGATTAGGTGCACCGTCTTCAAGTTCGGACGCAGCTACTAAAAATTATGTAGATAATTTAGTTACCGGATTAAAAACAAGAATTATAACTAGAGTAGCTACTACTGCCAATGTAGATTTGTCAAACGATTTACAAAATGGCGATACGTTAGACGGTATAACATTATCTACCAATGACAAAGTATTAGTTAAGAATCAAACGGACGCTACTCAAAATGGTATTTATGACGTTGTTGCTAGTGGTACGGCTACAAGAAATTCTGACTACGATACCGTTGCAGAATTAGCCGGACAATTAGTTATTATTCAAGAGGGTTCTACAAATGCAGATAAAATTTATCTTTGCACAACAGATAATTCTGGTTCTATTGGTTCTGTTAATATTGTATTTACGATTGTTCAACCGTCTAATGTAGGTGATGTAACATTAAACGGCGTTCAAACATTAACAAATAAAACTTTAACTTCGCCTGTTATTTCGGAAATAGTTTCTGTTTCTAATGGAAATATATCGGTAGCCCCAAATGGTTCAGGTAAAGTTTTATTAGACGGTGACGGAAGTTCCGGAGGGGTTTCTGTTTCGGACGGTTTGATTGATATAAGAACCGGAACAGGTAACGTAGCAAAAGTAAAATTTTATTGTGAATCATCTAACGCCCATGCACAAACACTACAAGCAGCACCACATTCGGCGGCTAGTAGTGCAGTTATTACATTACCAACCGCTACCGGAACTTTGGTAGGAACAGGAGATAGTGGAACTTTACCGTTAGCCGCTATTGATATTGACGGTGGAACTGATATAGGTGCAGATCTTACAACATCAGATTTAATTATTGTAGATGATGGAGCAGGTGGTACTAATAGAAAAGCAGCGTTGTCTAGGATAGTTACCTTAGTTGACGCAAATTCAAGTGCTGCTAGTGCTGGATTTGCTGTTGCGATGGCAATAGCATTATAAGTAAAACAAAGGAGTAAAATAAATGGCTCAAGATTTTGAAAGAGTTTTAAAACAAAATGTAGGGACTTCTGCAACGGAAATAAGAGCTGCCGCTAATAGTGATGACGCAATAATTGGTATGCGTTTTGCTAATAAATCTACTTCTGCCGTAACGGTAGATGCAACGGTTAAGAATGGCGGAACAAGTTATTATTTAATTAAAGATGCACCGATACCAAGCGGTGGATCTCTGGAGTTGATTGACGGCGGATCAAAAGTTGTTCTACAATCTGGAGACTCTGTAGAGGCGTTAGCCGATACAGCTTCTGCGGTTGATTGCATTTTGTCTGTTGTTGATTCAATAAGTACATAGGATTAAGATGGCATACATAGGAAATACACCGGCTGAAGCATTTAGCTCATTTCAGAAACAAGACTTTAGTACAAGTGCAACTACTTCGTACACTTTAGATCATCCTGTTTCAAACCAAAATGAAATAGCTCTGTTTATAAATTTTGTGAGGCAAGAGCCAACGGCGGCATATACTGCAAGTGGTACTACATTAACTCTAACATCTGCAACATCAAGTTCAGATGATATGTACTGCGTATATCTGGGTAAAGCTGTTCAAACAGTAAATCCTGCAAGTGGTTCTGTTGGAACTTCACAATTAGCAAGTGAAGCAGTTACAAATGCTAAAGTAGCATCATCTATAATTACTGGTCAAACAGCTGAAACTTCTATTGCTACAGATGATTTAATTTTATTATCAGATACTTCTGCTTCTGGTGCATTAAAAAAAATGACTAGAGCAAACTTTGTATCTGGTATTGGTGGTAGTAATAGTTCTCAATTTGCAGCTTATGGTGCAGCTGGTCAAAGTATTAGCACAAACACCTACACAAAAATAAATATAGTAAATGAATTTTTTGATGTTGATAGCAACTATGATGCAAGTAATTCTAAATTTGTTGCACCTTCTGCTGGAAAATATTTTTTATATGGTCAATTTGCCATAAATAGAACTGGATCATTTACTGGAAATCCTTGCCACATGAAAGTTAGAATTTATAAAAATGGAAGTGGTTTAGATTATATAGGAACTATTTTTGCATCAACAGATGGTGGTAGAGTTCAGATTATAAACATATCAGCAATTGTAGATGCTTCAACTAATGATTATTTTGAAATCTTTGGTTACCATGACAAAGGTTCTAGTGAAAATACTGGTGGAGAAAGTTTATTTCAAGGATTTAAATTAATAAGTTAAGGATAAATTATGGCAATAACAAAAATACAATCTGAAAGTCTGAACTTAGCAGACACTTACGCATTTACAGGAACTGTAACTGGTGCTGGTGCAAGTAATAAACCAGCTTTTTTTGTAAATAAACATAGTTCAAGTAACCAAGATATAAGCAATAATACTGCAACAAAAATTACATTTGATAGTGAGGCTTGGGATGAAGGCTCTGGATTTGATTTATCAAATAATAAATTTGTTGTTCCTTCTGGTGAAGGCGGAAAATATCATATTAATTTTACTTGTAGAACTTTTGATAGTGGAGGAGAGTTATATTCAGTAAGACAACAAATATATAAAAATGGAGGTAGAGTAAGTAATAACGAATTTTATGGTGGTGCTGATGGAGAGTTTGAAATGGAAGGAACTTGCTTTACTCATGTTGTAGATTTAGATTTATCTGCATCAGATTATTTAGAATGTTACATGACTTGTAAAACACATGATAGTTCAAATATTACAATTTTAGGAGATTCTTCAAATTTTAAAACTTATTTTACAGGATACAAATTATTTTAAGGAGGACAAACTATGGCACAACTAAGCACAAAAATAAAATCATATTGCGAAGCTAATGGAGTTTCAAATGTAGATTTTACAAAAGATGTTATGTTGCAAGACGACAGTAATGGTCAAGGTGCATATATCAAAGAATGGAATCTTGATATTGCTAGACCAACTGACGCACAATTATCAGCACAAGAATCAGCAGCTAACACAGAAGAAGCCAATAATACTGTAAGAGCTACAAGAAGAGCTGCTTATGGTGATATTGGTGATCAGCTAGACGAAATCTATAAAGATATAGATGCTTGGAAAGCTAGAATTAAAAGTATTAAAGACGCAAACCCAAAGGTTTAATAAATGGCATATATAGGTAAGTCACCAGTAATAGGAAACTTTGTAAAGCTAGACGCAATAACTGCTGTTAATG